TCTCTCCTTAATGCCTTGATAAAGGGAATCCCTTCTTGGTCATATGTATTGCGATAATCCAGCAGAACTCGGGTAAAGTCCCTCTTGATCGCTTCAATGTGGCCTTCCAAATGGGGAGGCACGGCGATTCGAGAGAAAATCTGCTTTACCCAGAGATCTGTGGAATTATGGAAGATAGAGTCCGTAGCCCCTTTATAATCTCCTGAGACAAAACCGAGTCCATGGTAAAAGTAATCAACAGTGTCTTCGACAAGAGTTCCCTTAATAAGTTCGAAAGGACGATAAGAGGAAATCGTGTTCCAGAGCCACTGTTGGATACGTGATGCCATGTAACGAAGGATCCCAGAGTCAATTGAAATCGTACGTACTTTGAGAGGCTCAAGAAGAGCTACAACTTGTGCCATATTGTCCTTAATAGGATATTGTTCCGTATTTAAGTATGGTTCCATAATCTCATCTTCTGTCATAGACCTGAGAGGTCTCGAGTAGAGAGGTTGGACACCAAACTTTGGATGGAAACTGGCATCAAGGAGTTCTTCTGAGCCCAATGAGTACGTAGCCATGCGGTTGTACTTAGCTTCTAGACCCTCCGTAAGAGGATCTGAGACACGTGCACGAAAGCCGCTACCGGATTTCAATTTCTCAATGGGATGTTCTTCATAGGTCTCTTCACTTTCATCAAGTGTAGCGAGAGTACCAGTGAATCGGTGTTCAAGGAGAGCAGCTCTATCTGTGAGCTTGCCAGGAGGCATACGCAATAAGGGTGTAACGTGGGGAAATAAGACAGGAGCCAAGTGATCGACAATCCGCTCCACGTCTATCTCAACCTCGGGGTTGCGACCGTCTGTCAGTGTATCGTGATGATCTCTGATAGAGTCGACAACCTCTTGAAAGGTAAGACGGGGACAAATGTTCTTCATCTGGGTAAGCTCGAAGCAATACTTGATCGCGCGTAAAGTAGGCTGTTTAACACCATTTACTGTTTTTGTTTCAGTAAGGTGAGAATACAGTCTATAGCGCTGAGTCGAGTTGAGCTTGAGCACGTCCATGATAAGAAATCGATCATAACCGGCATAATCTTGATATCCTTTAGGGACCGTTGGAAATTCTTCAACGGGGTGAATACCATAACGGGTAAGTGCAGCCATAGGCTGCGCGAGTGCGTACTTAATTATCGTTTTAAGTTTACCCGATGCCGCCAAATGATGGAAGTTTTCACGACCAGCATCTGGGATCTTCAATCCATAGCGAAGATCGAAGGCATCAAGGAAAGTATCGGCCTGGACCTTTACGGTTCTACGGGCAACACGATACTCAGGGTGGACGTAAGGATCCTCCTCCGGAGGGTTTTTACCGAATAAATCCAGTACGCCGCTTTCTTTAGGCTTAGTAGCCAGGGGGGGTCCACCCAGGACCACCCCACGCTGCTCTTGCATACAGGAAGCCATTAGAGCTTTAGGAATCCCGTGTTCTTGAAGGTCTGAACAAACCCGGCCTCGATATAAATACAACCAATAGGTGCGTCTATA